GGCGAAGTTGACCGGATATACGGACTTGGGTATCTTTACAAAAGATTCAGAGGGAGTTTCTTGGTGGGGCGTAAAAATCACCCTTTCTGGTGACACTGTGTACATCGACTATGATTCGTATCTTACAGCACCCATTAACTTCATATTTGTTACGAATCACTTCTCAGAAATGGTATCAGTAGCATAATTAGGAGAAAAATATATGGCCGAAAGACAAATTTGTAGCGGCGCATTAGTTCAGGTGCTCATCGACGGTGAGGTTGTGGGCCTTGCGACAAACGCCGCATATGACGAAGATTGGGCGGTTACACCGGCTAAGGTTCTCGGTGTGTTAGGGGCGCTTGACTGGGACTGTCAGGACTATTCTTGTACGGTCACTCTTGGAACCTTTGTTCCAATGCGTCCGGATATGGGTCCATGGCCGGATGGTGGAACCAAGTCTCTTTATGATTTGCTGCCGACGCGCACAGAGATTCAGGGGAACGTTGGAAAGCCGTCTGAGTTTGACTTGATGCAATTCATGAATATTGGAACAGGCGAAATCGTATGTCAGTTCCGGCAGGTAATGTTAGCCAGTAACGGTGTTCAGATTAGCTCAAACTCTTATGTAACAGCTAACGTCCGCTTCATGGCGCGGGAGCGCACTAACTAATCTAGATAAATTGGAAGGGAGATTGGTATGAGCGAAACGACAGTTACTCTTGGAAAACAGATTCTTCATGAAGATGATTTACAGATCAAAGTGGAATATAAGGGAGATTCTTTCTCCCTTCGCTATCCTAACCCCCTACAACGGTCAATGATCGAGCAAGAGATCGCCAAACGACTCGGCGGTCTCTCTCGATCGGCCTATGACCCAGAACACCTGATGATGATTACGGCGTCTTGTTATGTGGACAACCTCTATGAGCCGAAGGGTTGCCCGGTATGGTTTGACGGTGCTTGGACCTGTTACGACGAAGCACTAATTGCCGAACTCTATGCAGGGTACTTACGCTTTCGTGACTCATTTCGAGAAAAACTTAGGAAAAGCGAATTTCATTGAGTTTGTTAAAGACATAGCTCTAGATCTTTGGGTATGTAATCACTATCGCGTTCTCCCAACCGACGAACGGTACAAGAGACTTCACGAAGAACAGAAGTACTTACTGTTTGTCGGTTTTCTTGAACAACCTCTACCCGAAGAAATTCACAGCGCATATCGCCAAAAGAATCCGTCTACCCACATTAAGGAATCAGAACTACTTAGTCTGGAAAAGTGTGGATACGGCAGTGAAGCGATTGAGGAACTTAGAAAACAGTTTAAATTAGCGGGGTTAATGTAACATGGCAGATATATACAGTAGGATAATTCTGCAAGCATCTGGTGGAGACCAAGTTGCTAGAGAAATCCAGAAAATACAGACGGCCTATCAAACTGTCGGCTCGGCGGCAAATAATTTGGGCCTCAAAAACCACCCCACTCTGTACGACGCCTACGGTCGTGCTGTTAGTTCTCCTGAAACCACTCAAACGGCACTAGTTCGCAAAGAGTGGAACGACGTCGAACAAGCCAAAGCTAGTGAACGAGAATCCTCAACACGTTCTCTATCTAGAGATTCTTACTTTGGCAACCAAATGAGAAATGTCACTAATACTAGTCGGAGTTTACTCCCCGCCATACAGGGTGGAGATCCTTTGGCGGCGGCTTCATCGGCGGCAGGTGGAATAGGTGGGATGCTTTCTGGAGCTGGTGGTGCATTAGCTAAAGCTAGTCCCTATTTAATGGCCGCCGCTGTAATTACGGCGGGAGCAAGTATGCTGGCCGGTAAAGAGTCAGAGCGTATCAAAGCCCTTTGGGGTTCAGGAACAAGCCAACGCTTAGGTATGGGTTATGAACAGGCCCGAACACTTTCCATCGATGAGATGCGAAAGGGTACTCCGAAACAAATGGTGATGGAGAGCCTTCAGGCATTCGGGTCTTCTGGTGGAAAAGTGATTGCAGATGTTTTCAGTGAAAATCTAAAACGAATGCAGAACTACGGTATTTCCGGAGAAGCGGGAATGGGCTTATCCGCAACACTGCAACGTGCGGGGGGTAGCGGACTAATCGATCGCTCAACGTATCAAATACTTGATAAAGCATTTGGAGCTGGTCGACTTTCTCCGATGTTCCAATCATTGGGTAAAATTATTGAGGAATCTTTAGCCCGAGGCAGTAAGGCTGCGTCTCTCACTCTTGGCGGAGGTGTGGTAAGTGCCGCTGCTGCTATCTCTAAACAAATTGCAGGATTAGCTCAATTCGGCGGACTCTCGATGGAGGGCGCTGTTTCTACATATGAACAGACCCAAAACCTAGGAAGAAACGCCGCAAACCTGTCAACCCCAATGGATGTAGCCACCTTCAGAGCCTTTCGACAACCGGGAGAATCTATTTTCGCTTCCAGATTACGCATGGAACAGGATCCACAAGCCGTACTCAAACGTCAAATGGAAATGGTTGAGGCGCGATATGGCGGAAACGAAGATATGATGAAGGAAGCTATATTCCGCAGTGGTTATAGTCCCTCACAAGCAAACGCTATTTTTGAAAACTATGCCGCACAAAAAGCCGGTAAAGATGTAGCCCACGCTCCTTTCGAAGGAGAAGGTCGCAGGGGAGATAAAGAGGCGCGTCTCAGTACACAAGTCGAACAGATGCAGGTTTTGGCGGGTGTTGAAAAAGAGATTCTAGAGTTTAGAAATAACGTGGCAGTATTTGCCAAACAATTACTTGCGGGAGACTTAAATCCGCCAAAGGGTTCTTTGGAACAAGGAGAACGTCTTGCAACTGGTATAATGACCAATACCTCCGTTTTACGTGATATACAAACCGGCAACCTTCAGGGTTATGAGAATATCGTAAAAGCGGTAAATGCCCTTAAGACTGAAAGCACACCAGAGGAACTTATGAAAAAGGGTGAGTACAGTCAAGCCGCACAAAAAGCAATCTTACGCGGTAGGTAATAAAAATGGCGCGTGAAGGTCTAGGAAATCCAGAGTATCTCACAATAGTGCGCTCTCCCCGAATCAGGGTGGAACTGGATAAGTGGGATTTCTCCACGGGAAAAATTACTGAAACTCTGGACTTGACGAACTACATGCAGTCCTATCAATTTTCAAAGACTCTCCACAATCCTTCCTCACAGGCATCGTTGTCCGTTCTTCCACAATTTGCAGAGATGCACCTCCTAGAAAAAATCAATCCGATGGATGTGGTGCGTATCTATGAGTTTGACGCCCTTAAGTTTCAAGGATACGTGCGTAAAATAGGCTATAAGGGACTAATTACTGAAGACGGTAAACCTCAACGAGCCGTTACGATCGGCGTAAATAGTTTTGGAAACTACCTCATGGACGCAAAATTAGGAATTAACCTTGCGATATTGAAGGAAGACTTTCCTATTTATGCCGCCACCGAAAAACTTTCAAAAGCTATTCAAGATGCCGGTGATGACGGACTTACTTTTAAGGAAGTGGTAACCCTTTTAACTGACGCGTGGTTTAAATATCTTGAAAGCATCGTGGACAGTAGTACACAAGAAGACTACGTAAAAACATATGTGGACTTTTCAGCCGGGGTTACTGAAGATGAGACTGCTGGATTCCCAAAGGAAGTTTATCTCTTCACTGAAGAGGAAGAGGAATTGTCTCTGTGGATGGTAATGAACAAACTAGGGGAAGCGCCCCTTAATGAGTTTTTCTTTGATGAAGGACCACGACGGGTGCATATCTCTGGAAAGGATGTTACTCTTACTGATGCAAAAACGTACCTAATTGTTCGTCCGACCCCATTCGATGGTACAATCACCGATAAGATAGTTGAGACAAATCGTTTTCAAGCAATGAAGGGAATAACAATTCCACGCACACATCTTTTAAGTGTGGATTTAAATAAATCGATTGAAGATGTGTACTCCGTATATGTTTGTGCGCCACCGATGTTCAAATATGATGACCTTGAATTAATTGCGACTGGTTACTCGGAGATCGACGAAGATAAAATAAAAAAGTATTTGTATCGACCCTGCAAACAAGATCTTTACTATATTCGTAATTACGATATAGACAGTACTCAAGCAGAACAAAAAAAGAAGGAAATTGACACCAGATCAATCGACACGGTAAAAACACTTAAAAATTGGTTTCTTAAGAATGATGAGTTTCTTTCGGGAACCATCAGTTTCATGGTTCCAACTGATTCTAATATGGATCCTAGAATAGGGGACAAGTTGTCCATAGAAAAAATCAACGGTGACTTTTATGTTGAGGAGATAACTCATACCTGGAGTTATGGTAAAGCGTTAATTTCTAGTGCGGGGGTAACACGCGGATATGACGGACTCAAACCCATATCTCTTCAAGATAAACTATTTCGAAAAGGGAAACACACTTTATGATCACCGATACTGAACAAAATGCAATTGGAAAGATAACGGGTTCTGTTCATAACAATGATCGTGCCACTCCCTATGTGGCTAAAGTTATAAAAGTTAACTCGGACAGAAATACGGTAGATCTTAAAACCTCCGCCGGTATTGTTGTTCGAAATGTTCCCGTAAAAACTAGGGCGGGGTTGATCGAAGATGAGGTATATGGGGAATTAGACCTTCCAGAGGTGGGTAACTCTGTAATAGTATCATTTCTACAGAATAGAGAATCACATCCTTTTGTAGACGGTACGGTCATACCTTACCTAAACAGCAAGTACCAATCCAATCAAGTACCGGTGAATTCCAGTAATAAAGCTTATACACTGAAACTGCTAGAGACAGGCATGGAGCGTGTCTATAGGAAAATATTTAAAGGTGGAACAACTATAGAAGTGCAGGATGACGGTACAATAATTATAGAGACTCCTAGTGGTGCCTACATAATGATGGATGAAGCAGCAGAAGAAATTATCATTGAGGATTCAAACGGAAACGATATCTCCATGATAACCGGTAAAGTGACTATTAATGGCAACCTGGAGATACTACAGTAATGGCTCTTCTAGAGATTGCGGTTAGCGGCCTCACTCTGGCCCCGCAAGGCATCGTATCTGGCGGTGTGTTGACAATCACGTCAACACCTTCCACTAAAGTGAAGTGTGAATCAAAGGGAATATACGGTGGAACCCTACAGTTCACTTTGGCGGGGGCGAATGCCACTGGATATGACCCCGGTACAGTAACAACCGTTGGGACCGCTACTATTACGACTACTGCAACAAAGGATAAAGTCGGCGGGCAGTTTGTAATGAGAAAGAACGATCAGAACCTAGTTGTTTCTATGACAGGAACTATTAGTGGAACTCCTACACCGTTTGTTGAGCCGTGGAAAATTACGGCGGCAGGACAAACTACTATAAAGGGACAATAAACCTACCGTCGGGGCATAAGTCGATGGTACAATAACAATAGAGATTTTAAATAGTAAGTACGAAACTATTGCGGTTCTATGTGGTGCATAAAGAAACAAGTGTCGATGCCATCGACATTTAATTTAGGTGGTACTTATGGGCGATAATTTCCTGTCAAAAAGCTTCCTCTTTGAAGTCGTAGACAACGAGACTCAAAAGATAGCCGCCTCCTTTACGTTGGTGTTGCCTCCGAACGCCTACACGATAAAGGAACGCCACAGGGTTAATATCACCAAGACATTTGGTAATGCCTTTATAGATGATTATGGTCCCGACAATCTAGAACTAACCATTAAGGGAATCTCTGGTACAGCACACGCTTTCCCCACTTTCAGAACGCAAGGATATGCGTCCACAAATCTTACAAACGTTTTAACACCGACTTTAACCGGTCTCTCATTTTCGGAAGGCTATCGACACAAAGAGGCATTTTACGCTTTCCGTGATGAGATCATGCGCTACAAAGACAACTTTACAGATTCATTCGAACGAAAAGAATTACGCGTGTATGATTTAGGAGATGAGCAAGCTTACAAATGTGTGTTACTGGAATTCCTTCTAGAACGCACTGCGGACAGACCGTTTCATTACCCATTTACTATCAGTCTGTTTGTATATCAGAAGATGGGATCTAAAGAAGCTTACTCACCTGCTAAAATCAATATGGCTAAAAATCCGTTACAAGCAATAGAGCGGATACAGCAAGCAATGGATTCACTTGAGACGCGTTTTAAAATATTTAACAACATTCAAGACATTAAAAATAAACTTGCATCGGTCAAAAATCAAGTACGACTATTACGTGCACGAATTAATACATGGCTGGTAAAAATACGTTCTGTTGTAGAATCTCCACTCATGATTACAAAGCAACTTATCGGTACTTTGACAGATTTGGGGGGAGTAGTCTACGACGCCTATACTCAAGGAAAATTAACTATAGATACTTGGGTCAACGCCAAGGAAACAATTCACGACCAAATTAGAGAATCACTTGGGATCTATGGATTTTTGATTCAAGAAGGCGCACAACAAACTAGTGATCAGACAATGCCCAAACGAACTGGAATGGATTTCACTGACGCGCTAAACCCGCTACCAACATCAACCGCAGAAAGTTACTCCTATGCGGGAATAAATATTTACATTGTTAAGGCACACGACACGCTTCAATCGATTGCACAAAGTCAACTTGGTGCGGCCAATCTTTGGCCCTTTATTGCGGCAGTTAATAAAACTATAACGTCGAATGACGATCTATATGCCGGTCTAGAGATATATGTTCCTGTGAGCACAACATCTGGTGGTACAGAGAAAGACGGTTTCATACTCACCGAAGATGTTTTACGAAATCCATACGGTACAGATATTCGTGTGGATGCCAACGGTGACATTGTAGTTTTCGAAAGTAACGATGTGGCTACCATTTCTGGCGAGGCTAATGTGTTGCAAGCAATAGACTTACGCTTAAAGACAGAAGTAGGAAGTATGATTACCCAAACCGCCTACGGTTTAGTAAGTCAACCCGGTTTAAGCGGAACCGCACAGGCGGTTAGTTATGTGCGTATGAATTTGATTGACGCATTAATGAAGGATCCACGTATCGCGCAAGTTAAAAATGTACGGGTAATAATAGAGCGGGACTCTCTTAAATGTTCAGCCGAGATTTATCTAGTCGGTTATGAAAAATCAATACCCGCGAGTGTAATACTCCAATAAGAGGTATAGAATATGAGCTTTGAAATACAATCTTTTGACACAATCGTACAGAACATGGTTTCTTGGATTGTCTCTCAATCGCCACAAATATCAGACCTAACACCAGGAAGTATTATTCGTTCCTTCTGTGAAGGTGCCGGTCTGTGCATAGAAGAACTCTATGTGGCGATATATCTTGGGTTTCGTCGTTACCTAGATAACATTCAAGAAACGGTATTTGATTTTGAACGTAAGGGCGGTGTCAAAGCCTCAGTTAACCTTATTTTTAGTAGAACTGGAGTAACGGGCACAATTAATATTCCGGATGGAACTGAATGCAAAACTGTAGCCGGACTATCCTTTTACACAACTGTAGCCGGAACAATAGATGATGGAAACACAGATTCGGATCCGATAGCCGCTGCCGCAGAAGAGGTAGGAATAACGTATAATGTGGCCGGTTCTAGCATCGTAGTAATGGTAGATGATGTTGATGGTGTAGAAACAGTAGACAACGCTAATGCCGCCACGGGCGGTGTCGATGCGGAAAGTGACTACCAATATAAACAGCGTTTTCAGGAATATATTGAGGGAATGGGAAAATCAAATATCTCAGGTTTAATTGCCGGGGCGCTTTCAGTTGAGGGAATTACTAGTGCATCCGTTCTAGAACATTTTCCTGCTGATGGTGATGATGTAAACGCACATATTTATATTGACGACGGATCAGCGGGCGGAGTTACGGCTGATATGATAACTGACGTACAGGATCTTATTGATGGAGATGGAACAACGGAAAGTCCCGGTTACCGTTCGGCGGGGGTAAATGTGGTTGTGGCTAAACCAACGGCCATTACAACGAACGTAGAAGCAGCAATAGCCGTAATTACCGGAGTAGATCAGGACCAAGTAGAAACGGACATCAATACGGTATTAACAACCTATATAAACAATTTGGGGATCGGTGCAGATATCATCTATAATCAACTTGTCTCTGTAATTATGGGTGTATATGGTGTTTCTGATGTAACTCTTACGGCCCCAGCCGCAAATGTGGTTATCACGACCGCCCAAGTTGGTCGAATAGGAACCGTCACCATTACGTTTGTGTAAAAGTGTCCACCGGATGGACTCTATGGAGATACCGTCAATATGAAGATGATTGATGTTTTTAATAGATCTGTCTCAAATGCTGTTAATAAGGACGGAAACTTTTATAATGTCTTAATCGGTAGAACATCGTTTACACCAGAGGTGACAATTATAGATTCCGGCGACATTAAGTGTGGTGCTCTTTGTAATGAACTAGAATTCGCTCGTGTCGTTTCAGACTATTACGTTCAATCTTTAGATCTAGCTCTTGCAGAAGAGGACGAGTTAGAAGAACTTATTAACGCATTTATAGAATTACCACGACGTGGTAATTCAGAATCAGACTCTTCTCTTAGAACAAGATTCCAATTTATTACCCTTCAAAATCATAATGCTTGTCGTACAACAAAATGGGCAATTCGAGACGCCATAAGCTATTACGTAGACATTGACAACATTCAGATAATTGAACCGTTTGATAGCGCACCTTGTTACTTTCAAGTACGAATTAAGTCTGTAGACACAACAGACGATATCATTTTTATGAACAGCCTTACCACTGGAGCAATAGATCAATTTTTCGTGGGAGGTTCAGGGATAGGTGAGTCTGTCACATATATTGATTTATTGATCGCTCGCATAAAAGCTGCGGGTGTGGACTTCGACGTATATTATATCGATCAGTCGTCATTCACAAAAACCTGTGATGCCAAAATCGGTTCGGTACAAATATATAGCTTTATTAATGCGACAATACAAAAAGCGATAAGCTTTACAAAAACCTGTGACGCCAAAATTGTGGCGGCTCCATAAGAGGTGAACACACATGCTCCTAACTGAATCAAAAGGGTTAAAAACCCCCAATTGGTTTTCTAACGAAATCTTACGGAACGATGATATCAATTATATCCGTGACTCACAATACATTAATGAGGGTGAGTTACTAGCCGTACTGGCAGAACAGGGAATAGCCACCGGCAGCAGTCCAGCATTTGTTTTAGCGGGACTACAATTGGTATGGAATAACTTACTTTCTTCAGACTTGAAGGCGGGTATTGTTGTTTCATTTGAGGGAGCCTATCAGACAGACGGGGGATGGGCGTTTGCAGCAGCGGGGGGTACTCCGTTTGCTGTGTGGGTATGTATCGATACTGCCGTTGGTGTGGACGCGGGTGGAGCACAGACACGTATTGATCTACTAGAAATACGACCCGTAAAGACCGACTATAAATCGGTATCCAGACAGTTTAAAAACCCATCTACCGGCACTATTACAAGTACACCCACAAACACGCGGACAGAGTTTGGCTTCGAGTTTCAGATAGTAAAAGGTACTGAGGGGGCGGGTGTCGCTAAAGCAAAAACAGCCGGTTGGATTAAACTTGCAGAAATCACAGTTGCAAACGGTGTCGCTGCGATAAGTCAAGCCGATATTAGGGATGTTCGTAATTCTGATTTATGGACAACTGCGGCAAACACAATAAAGTACACAAATCCCTTTATTGGGGAGAAAGTAGTCAGTGCTCCAACAAACGGCACGGCTACCAACCTTAAAAAAGAGGATACTGTTTCCGTCGCACTTACGGAAGTATTTTCCCGACTCAGGGATTTAACCGGGGTATCGGATGACGCGGTAATAAATCGACACATCGGTGCCGCAGCGGTTAGACAGGCAGAAATCGATTTGGGTACAGACGCGGGGGATCTTGACGCCGACGTATTACCTTTAGGAACTGCAATTTCTTCGGCACCAACTGGCGGCACAACGTCCACACTAGCCAACTCAAGTTTTGTACGGGCCGCTTTAACTGAACTCTTTGCTAGACTTATTGATTTGTCAGGTGTCACGAATGCGGCGGCAAAAGCGCGACATATAGATTTTAGTGTAGATGCCGGAGACGTTGATGCAGACATTATACCGTTAGGAACACAAGTAGCCTCTGCGCCGACGGGGGGAACA